GGTATTAAATGAGCTTAAATTTAACAGGTAATAATTTAATACAGTATCCTTATCAACAAACAAGTCTTACTACTAACGGTATAACATTTACTGATAATGGAGACGGAACTATAACGGCAAACGGAACAGCTACCGCTGACGCTTCATTTAAGTGTTGGGCTTGGCTTAATAAAGTATTACCAAGCGGTAGTTATTTTGTAAGCGGTTGTCCTCAAAATGGTAGTGTTAATGCTTATTATATGAATTTTGCTTTTAGATACAATAATATAAATTTTAAAGATGTGCGAGATATAGGTGCAGGTGCTTTGATAGAAGCACCTAACGGCATTGAAGGAATATATGCCGCGATAAGAATAAAAAGTGGTATAACCGTCGAAAACCTTGTATTCAAACCTATGCTAAACAAAGGCACTACAGCATTACCTTATGAACCTTATAAAAGTATAAATCCTGAAAATATTAGGGTTAATTTAAGTAGTAATTTGATTGTTTATCCTTACCGATATTCTTCATTAAATGACAACGGTATCACCTTTACTACAAATGATAACGGTGAGATAATTGCTAATGGAAGTATTGAAGATAATACTAAATATCCTCAACTTTCTTTAAATGCAGACGCTAAAATCTTCAATATTCAAAAAGATATATACACTATGTCTTGTCCTATGAGTATAAATGATACGGCTCATACAGCAGTGTTCCTGCTGGATTTTCAGTTAGACAATAAGTGGGTATTTACACATTCGGTAAATAATATTGATAGTTTAACAAAGACAATAGATTTAAGGGATAAAGAATTTAATCAAGTATACGGTTATGTAAGAATTTTAGCAAATGATACGGGTACTTTTGAGGATTTCACTTTCAAACCTATGCTAAACAAAGGCACTTCGGCTTTACCATATGAACCTTATATAGCACCTAAAGATGTAGAAAAGGTTGTAGTTGCTAAAAGTCCGAATTTAATACCGTATCCGTATACTTTCCGTTCTACTACTACATTATATCCAGATACGGCTATAACAGCAACAATAAATGAAGATGGTTCAATAGCGGTTTCGGGTACTAAAACTTCTGACTCTTATACATATACCACATTGTTTAACTTTACAAGCAATCCTGATAAAGCGTTAAAAGTTGGTGAGACTTATACTATAAGCGGTGGAAGTCCTGAATGTTATGTTTATTTTGCAAATACTTCAACAGGTGGTTCAACAATTGACGGGTTATCTTCTAAAGGTGAACCTGTTACAGCGGTATATTCTACCTATGCTTCACAAAGTTCTATATATCTATTTGTTCCAGCGACACCTACAGGTACTGAAATAAATGTAACTTTATATCCTCAGATAGTAAAAGGCACAACGGCATTACCATATCAAAAATATGACAGAGAAGTTGTATGGAGTAAAACAGGTACTTCTGATGAAACTACGGACGAAGAAACAACGGTTTAAGGAGGGAAAACATGCAAGAGTTAATCGAAAGAGTAGCAAAGCTTGAAGCACAGGATAAGAGTATTTTTCATCAGCTCGACGAAATAAAAGAAGATGTGAAAGATATTCGCCGACTTACCTCAGCCGTTGAAAAAATCGCTGAGCAAACAAAAAACACATCTGAAAGAGTTGCTGGAATAAATAATCGTTTGGATGTGCTTGAAAGGGCTCCGACCGAAGATTATAAGCATTATAAAAGACTGATTATCGGAGGAATTCTAACCGGCACTATAGGAATTATTTTAGGCGCAATACTTGCGCTTGTTATAAAATAGGAGGAATAAAAATGTCAAGAATTTTAAAAACAGGAGAACACAGAATTACACAGGGTTATTCATCGGTACATAATGCGGTAGATGTTGTTAAATCACCGTCTTTGCTCGATGATATAATTGCTCACTCCGCAGGTAAGGTTATCTTTTGTCAGACAGGCTATAAAAATGCCAAAGGCTCTAAGGGTAACGCTTCTTACGGAAACTGCGTAAAAATCGACCACGGCAACGGTTACGCAACACTTTACGCTCATTTAAACAAGGTGTATGTCGCAAACGGTCAGAGTGTAGAACAGGGACAGGCAATAGGATATATGGGCGATTCGGGAAATGCCTACGGCGCACATCTTCATTTTGAAGTATGGAAAGACGGTAAGCGCATAGACCCCACCGCTTATCTTAATACTGATTTGCCGATAGCAAAGCCTGCCGCTCCCGTAGCAGGTAAATCGGTAGACGAACTTGCAAAGGAAGTTATTCGCGGCGACTGGGGTAACGGTCTGGACAGGGTTAACCGTCTTACCGCCGCGGGTTACGATTATAACGCTGTACAGGCAAAGGTTGATGAAATGTTAGGCACTTCAAAGCCTACACAGAAATCTGTTGACGAAATAGCCCATGAAGTTATCAAAGGACTTTTGGGTAACGGAGCAGACAGAAAGAACAGATTAACTGCTGCCGGTTATGATTATAACACAGTGCAGTCGAGAGTTAATCAGCTTATGCGATAGGAGGGATTTATGATGAAGAACTTTAAGCGTTGGATAAAAGCTGCAGGCGTTCGTGCTGTTAAAACCGTAGCTCAGACTGCGGTCGCAACAATCGGCACTTCGGCTCTGATTTCAACGGTCGATTGGAAGGTGGTTGTTTCCGCTTCCTTGCTCGCCGGAGCGATTTCTTTACTTACGAGTATTGCCGGTCTTCCCGAGGTCAAAGAGTAGTCCTCTAAAAGGCGCGGTACTGTTCGCAACAGGAATCATAGACTCTTCCGACATCTACGCATACCGCTTCTTTAAAGCTGCCGACTTCATTTGTGGTGGTTTTGTTGTCAGCCATAAATATATTCCTCCTGAAAGTTATTGAAGACAGACTTCAATATATATTATGAAAAAACACGCAGTATGTTAAAAAAACATACTGCGTGCCTGAATAATTAAATATTAAAGAACTTTACTTAAGAAATCCTTAAGTCTTGCGCTTTTGGGGTTAGAGAACAGCTCTTCGGGTGAGCCCTCTTCACATATAACGCCCTCGTCGATAAACAGAACTCTGTCTGCAACCTCTCTTGCAAAGCCCATTTCGTGGGTTACGATAACCATTGTCATACCGCTTTGTGCAAGGTCTTTCATAACATTTAAAACCTCTCCGACCATTTCGGGGTCCAATGCGGAGGTAGGCTCGTCAAAAAGCATAACATCGGGATTCATAGCGAGCGCGCGGACTATGGCAACTCGCTGCTTCTGTCCGCCCGAAAGCTGAGAGGGGTATGCGTCAGCCCTGTCCTTAAGGCCTACCTTATCAAGAAGCTTAAGCGCATTGCTTTCGGCGTCCTGCTTTGACATGCCGAGAAGCTTAATGGGGGCAATTGACATGTTTTTAAGAATATTCATGTGAGGGAATAGATTGAACTGCTGAAAAACCATTCCCATTTTTCTGCGGTGAAGATTTATATTAACCTTAGGGTCGGTTATATCCGTGCCTTCAAAATAAATATTTCCGCCCGTCGGCATTTCAAGAAGATTAAGGGTGCGCAAAAATGTTGATTTGCCCGAGCCTGATGGTCCGATTACAACTACAACCTCGCCTTTTTTGATATCGGTTGTTATTCCTTTTAAAACATCGATATCGCCGAAGGATTTTTTTAAGTTGTTAACTTTGATTAGTACATTATTATCAGCGGTCACTCTTACGCAGCCTCCTTTCAAATATTCCGAGCAGCTTGGTTAAAATGATAACTATTACAAGGTATATAACCGCGAGACTGATATAAGGAACATAAGCCTGATATGTCTTGCTGACTATATTCTGAGCTTGCTTTGTAACATCGCGGAGCGCTATTACCGAAACAAGCGAGGTATCCTTTAAAAGTGTTATCATTTCGTTTCCGAGGGCAGGGAGAATGTTTTTTATAGCCTGCGGAATAACTATGTACCACATTGTCTGAATATAGTTAAAGCCTAAGCTTCTTCCGGCTTCTGTCTGACCTGCGGCTACCGACATAAGTCCCGAACGGGCGATTTCAGCAACATAAGCGCCGGAGTTTATTCCGAGAGTGATAATTCCGCATAAAATCATTCCGGCGTTGGATTTCGGTACCATAATTACAAATCCCATTATAAGCAGCTGAACCATCATAGGTGTTCCGCGGATAACGGTAAGATAAAGCTGGCACAGCCAGTTTATAAAATTAAGGCCTATATGCTTTTTATTTGAATTAGAGGAAACAGTGTCATGTGTTGTTCTGATGATAGCTACAATCAGACCTAATATAATTCCTAAAAATAACGCGCCTATTGTTACTATAAAAGTAACCTTAAGACCGTTTGTGAAAAATTTCCACCTGTTCTGATATACAAATGTCTGATACAACTGAAAAAATAATTGCTGAAGTCCTTCGGGAAGATGCGTAAGCCAAGAAGGCGCGCTTGCAATCCAGTCGGCAAAATTCAATACTGTCAATTTTTTCTTCCTTTCTTATAATACGGGTTTAAGGGCGGTTAAACAGCCGCCCTTAAAATTATTCCTATTTAAAATTATTCGGCTTTTATGTATTTGCCTACGATTTTATCAACGGTGCCGTCGTCCTTGAGCTCTTTAAGGGCATTGTTTACCTTTTTAAGAAGCTCGTCATTGTCCTTGGAGATTGCTATAGCATAGTCCTCGGTAACATACTCGGTGTCAAGAATTTTAAGACCGGAGTTAGCGGCAACATAGTTCTTAGCAGGCTCGTTATCAATTACAACGCAGTCAACCTGACCGTTAGCAAGAGCGGCAACAGCAAGAGAGCCGTTAGAGAACTGCTTAACATTTTCCTCGCCGAAATCCGTTGTGCAGTAAGAGTCGCCGGTGGTTCCTGCCTGAACGCCTATCTTTTTGCCCTTAAGGTCGTCAACAGTTTTAATTTCGGAGTTTTCCTTAACGATTACTACCTGAACGCCTGTTGAATAGCTGTCAGAGAAGTTAACCGACTGCTTTCTTTCGTCTGTAACAGTCATACCTGCAAGAACAAGGTCGATTGAATTTGCTTTAACAGCAGGGATAAGTGAATCAAATTCCATATCCTTGATTTCAAGCTTCATTCCGAGCTTATCAGCGATTGCCTGAGCAATTTCAGCGTCGATACCGACTATCTTGCCGTTATCATCAACATACTCATAAGGAGGGAAGGAAGCATTTGTTCCCATGGTGAGTGTTTCGGCTTTGTCCGAAGAGCTGTTTGAAGAATCGCTGTTCGAATTCTTTGATGAGCCGCAGGCTGCAAGAGCAACTACGAGTGCAGCGGATAAAATTATCGCTGCGATTTTCTTTAAGTTTTTCATTTTTGTTTCCTCTTTCTTTAATTTGGTTTTGCGGTGTTTGCCGCGTGTTTAAATTTGATGTTTGTATTATAGCACCGCT